GACTAGTACCTCTGCCTATCACCTCAACCAGATAAGTCGTAACTCTAATTAAAAATCGAAATTAGAATATAAAAATGAATGTACTCTTTATTATGCCTCTGAGATTGTTCAAGACTCAACTTGGAGCTTACTAATAGAATACGAATGTGTTTATATTAGTTTGTGAAAAATGTTCGTACGGATTGAATAGGGAATTCTACCCATCCACCCGCTGCAGATCCGGGTTCGTTTACTTTTTTTACTTTTTTCGTATATTTTCTACGTATTTTTTGTAGCGTTTTGTTTAATTTTAATTAAAGATACAACGCGTAAAATTTTTTTTCACTTTTTCTTAAAAAAGCTGCAATGTTCTGTTTACAAAAAATATTAAATGGAGTATAATTGAGCATAATAATTGACTTACTGAGGTTTATTGAATGAATAGATCTTTAACTGAGGCAGAAACAACATTTGTCATAACGTGTGCACGATATCGTATAAAAACCTACGATGATCTTGTTCGTTGCGCCGAAGACGCTGCAATGACTGAATCGCAGATGTTACACGCACTTCATAATAAAGAAATGATCCGGAAGCTTCGTGCTTCGCATGTGGATTTAACTCGTATTCCGGAATTCGCGCTTAGTGAAAAAGACCACGCTTTTGTTAGCCAGTATATGCTGGATTTTAACCAAAAAGCAGCTGCAGAACGACTCGGTTATGAGCAACCCTCAACCGCTGCAGATCGCTTCATGAAAAAGCCTGGAATACAAATGGAACTGATGAAACGGAGGGAAGCGGTAGCCAAGAGATCTGAGGTGACTGTTGACCGCGTGTTGGAAGAATATGCAAGGATAGCTTTTTCCGATTTAACAGATTTCGTAACCTACGAAAATGGAAAAGTTATTGTACACAATACTGATGAGATAGATGGTGCAATTCTTGAAGAATTATCTGAAGGTCCAAATGGAGTGAAAATTAAGTTGCATTCTAAAATGAAGGCCCTAGAAATGCTAGCAAAATATGTGGGAGTGAATCGGGAAAAGATTGAATTGTCTGGACCAGAGGGGAAAGAATTAATTGATACCAACCCACTTGCAGCGTTAGTTGGCAAGTTGGACATGATAAGTAAAAATAAAGAGAACGTTGAAAAGGCTAATAAAAACAAGTAGTTATGGTTAAGAAAGAATTCCTACAATACGACAAATCGAAAGCGGAAGTTCTTGCAGCCCTACCCGCTGCAGAACGCAAGGCCGTATTAGCCGGCTTCTCTGAAGCCGAGCTACGACACATGTATAATAGTTGGGAATTCTGGGCTCGACCTAAACAATTGCTTCCGGAAGGGGACTGGTTAACATGGTTTATAGTTTCTGGGCGCGGATTTGGCAAGGCGATTTGGATTGGGTCGCCTATTCCGACACCTACTGGTTGGACTACGATGGAACAGCTGCAAGTAGGCGACCAGGTATTTGATGAGATGGGTAAACCGTGTAACGTAACTTTTGCTACTGGAATACAGTATGATAGGAAATGTTATGAGATAGTATTTGATGATGGAAATAAGGTTGTTGCAGATGCTGAGCATCAGTGGTCAGTGTCTACGATGTCGGCGCGTAAGGCTGATAGCGTTAATCCTTCGCAAGTCGTAATGACTACGGCAGAAATGATTTATAAGTTGTATAGGGGAGCTCGTAAGGATTCTAATCTGGCTATTGAACTTTGCGGTGAGGTTGAATATCCTTTGAAAGAGCTTGCTATTGATCCGTATTTACTTGGTTATTGGCTAGGAAATGGCGATACCAGAGGCGCTGCAGTTTCTTGTGATGATAAAGATACTGAAATACTTAATGCATTTACTGAAAAAGGATATTCAGTGAAGAAGTATGATGATTATTATTACGGTATAAGTGACGGTGAAACTGCCCGGAGCAGTGACGGGAGATTCTCGGAAAAACCTAATTCTTTTCATAACCAATTGAAAGAATTAGGAGTTACGAACAACAAGCACATACCCTCTATATATTTAGAAGCTGCAGTTGAGCAGAGACTCGAGCTTCTAAAAGGACTTATGGACTCTGATGGAAGTATAACTCCTGGCGGTTACTGTGAATTTTGTAACATGAATGAGCAGCTAGCATTATCTGTCTATCGGTTATTACTTAGTTTAGGTATTAAGGCTACGTTTAAAACAGGCAAAGCTCAATGTAATGGTAAAGATTATGGTACTAAGTATCGAGTTCTTTTTAGTGCTACTAAACAGGTATTTAAGTTAAAGAGAAAAGCAGATAAATTGCAAATTAATATAGCGCCACGTACACGTCGTAGATATATACGAGCTATAACAGAGGTAGAAAGTGTGCCAGTTAAGTGTATACAGGTTGATTCACCTAATAGCTTGTTTTTATGTGAAGATTATTTTTTAGTTACGCATAATACGAGGACTGGTGCTGAAGCTGTGCGTCAGTGGGTAAAAGACGGTTACACGCGAATCGCACTTATTGGTCAAACGAAGTCCGACGTGCGTGATACAATGTTGTTTGGAGAGTCTGGGTTAATGACGGTTTGTCAAAATGATGATAATCGGCCGGAATATATTGCTTCGAAGCGCGTGGTTCGTTGGGCTAATGGAGCGCAGGCATTTTTATATTCAGGTGATGAACCGGAACAGATGCGTGGTCCTCAGCATGAGAAAGGTTGGGTTGATGAGTTGGCGAAATTTAAAAAGGCCGAAGAATGCTGGGATAACTTTATTTTGGGATTACGTCTTGGTGACAACCCGCAGTGCGTGTGTACAACAACACCCAAACCGCTGCAATTGATTAAAGAATTATTGAATGACGATGAAACTTTCGTGACTACCGGTTCTACCTATGAGAACTATGGTAATTTATCACATAAATTTATCAAACATGTTGTTAAGAAATATGAAGGTACCAAGCTAGGTAAACAGGAATTATGGGGCAAGCTTCTTGAAGATATTGAGGGAGCTCTTTGGAAGTGGGAACTTCTTAACCAGTTAAGAGTGAAAGCTGCACCTCCGTTGAAACGAATTGTCGTTGCCATAGACCCGGCAGCTACTTCCAAAGAGACCTCAGACGAGACCGGCATAGTTGCTGTGGGGCTTGGCCATGATAATAATGCTTATGTGCTCAGTGATGTTAGTAACATTTATTCTCCTACAGATTGGGCGAAAGTCGCAATCGAGGAGTATAAAAAGCTGCAGGCTGATAAGATTATAGCGGAGACTAATAATGGTGGAGAGATGGTTGAGACTATATTGCGTGTTGTCGACCCTACTATCCCCTACTCAAGTGTCTGGGCAGCACGAGGCAAGTACGTGCGTGCTGAACCAGTTGCAGGCTTGTATGAGCAGCATAGAGTATTTCATGTGTGTGATAACGTTGATACTTTTAATCAGTTGGAAGTTGAAATGACTGAATGGGTACCGGCTGAAGCTAAAAAGTCACCAAATAGAATTGATGCTCTAGTATGGGCGATAAGCGAGTTGATACTCGAGAAACAAGAACCGCGTGGCAAGATAAGACCACTTTCTATGGAGCTTAGGAGAGCACTAGCATGAATGAATTGTTAAGGTATTATATAGAAGATAATTCTTATTTAAGGTCATTTCTAATTAGCATGTACGGCAGGTACTTGGGTAATGAGGATGATATACCAGTATTTAATCGTGATTTACCTGAATATAATAAGGTAAATAATGAACTTAACAATGATTTTATTAGCAGTATCGTGAAAACCAAGACTGGCTATATGGTTGGTGTACCTATTGTTTACTCTGTGAACGAAGAGCAAAGCAACAAAAAAGAAGCTGCAGAAGTTATCCGCAAATTTACTCGTCGAGTAAACATTAACCGTTTAAATAAAGAATCCGTAAAACTTAACTCATTATTGGGATATTCTGGAAGACTTGCCTATATAAATAAAGAAGGCGAGCTTGACATAATGAATATATACCCATGGGAACTTATCTTTGTTTACGATGATTCTAGAAAATACTTAGAAAAAGTAATTCGTTACTACGAAATTGAAGAAATTGATGAAAACACGTCTGTGATGTCCAGTGTTGTATTGGCTGAAGCTGAACGTGGAAATACGAATGATGGTGAACCTACGACGTCTCCTCGTAGCGTTGAAAACGTATCCTACACAAAAAAATTGGTTATAGAAGTATACGACTCCAGTAGTATAACGACTTACCATAAAAATACGTCTACAAACGACTATTACGAAGTAGAAACGCGTGCTCACGGCTTCAGCCAAATACCTCTTATAGAATATACTAATAATGAAGACAAACTTGGTGACTGTTTTAAGATCCTCGAACTTGTTGACGCGTACGACAGAATAACGTCGGATACTACGTCTGAAATTGAACAGCTGCGACTTGCGTACCTCGCATTATACGGACTTGAAATACAAGAAGATCCTTCTGACCCTAACGATGAAACCCCATCGTACCCGGATGACGGAAGTACGTTCATCCAAAAGCTGCAGAAGACTGGCGTATTTGAGATGACCATGGACGGTAAAGCAGAGTTTATAACTAAGAACTTGAAGATCGAACCTATTGATAGTTTACTTAATCGCATAGAGAAAAATATAATCAAGTTTGCACAATCCGTTGATTTTTCTGATGAGAACTTTTATGGTAACTTGTCAGGAATTGCTATTAAATATAAACTATATAACTTAGAGAATAGCACAATGGATGCTCAGATTGACTTCGAAGCCTCTGAGAACAATATGTGGAAGGTCCTATGCGAAGTACTAAATAAGAAAAATGATGTGACTATCGATTACTTGAACATCGAGAGGAGCTATACTAGAAACCTCCCTGTGAATATGGTGGAAGAAGCTAGAGTACAAAGAGAGTTAATGGGTACTGTTTCAAACGAAACTAGACTGGCTCAAGCGTCTTTTATAGACACTCCGCTATCAGAAATGGAAAGGATAAAAAGTGAAGAGCAGGAATTTGCTATGACTCAGGATTATTTTTATGATACTTTGAATGATAATTTAAAGGGTATTAATAATAATACTGATGAAGACAAGCCTGAACGAAAGGAAGATCGTCATGATGATTTAAATCCTGACGCAGATAGTAAATACAGTAACACGAACTAGTAGGGCTTAGAACTACTGGGGCAAGGAGAAAAGAGATGAATGAAGAATTAAAAAAAGCTATTGAAATGGTGTTAGAGAATAAAACAGAAGACGGTGTTATGGATATGCTTGATCCAGTAATACCTAAGTTTGGATTTGATGATGCTAAAAAATTAGTAGAAGAAACTGACGAAGGTAAACAGTTTCTTAATTCTTTCGCTGATTCGCGAGTAAGTAAAGCAGTTGAAACAGCTGTAAGTAATTTTAAGGAAAAGTCTATGCCTGAGATTTTAAACTCAGAAATAGAAAAAGCCAAGGAAGCTTTACTTGTAGAACATAAAATTAAGCTTAGTCCGGAAGAGCAACGAATTAAGAAACTTGAAGAAGAAACAGAAAAGATCAGGTATGAAAATAAGCAGAAAGATTTGCTTATGCACAAGCTTGATAAACTTTCTGAGACTGGGTTACCTCGTGAGTTTATGAACTATATCTCAGGAGATAGTAAAGAAGACATTGAAACCAATGTTAAGAATTTTCAGGAACTTTTTTCTTCTAAAGTGTCAGAAGTTACTAAAGCCGAAGTAGATAAAAAATTTAAAGAATTGGGCACAACCCCTAAAAAGTCAGATCCTAAGGGCAGCGGTAAAGTAACTAAAGCAGATGTTGATAAGTTATTTGAAACTGCTAAGAAATCTGGTAGGGTAGAAGACCGTGCTGCTTATTCTATGGCAAAAAGAGAACTTTTACAGCAACAAAATAAGTAGGAGATTAGAATGATTTATTCAAAAGACCTTATTGGTAAAAAAGAGTCTGTAGTTGATGAAGTATTACTACTGGATCCTAACCAAATTCCTTTACTGTCTTTACTCGGCTTCAGTGCGCCGATAAAAAACACAAAGCACGAATGGAATGAAGATGAGATGTTTGCTACTGAATCAACAGCAACAAACACTGCAGGTACAGGAGCCACGCTGCAGGTTACCTCAGCAGAACCTTTTAGAGATAATCAAATTATTCAGTTCAACGATGAGCTTATTCTTATTACAGCTGGTGGTGGTACTACTACTCTTACTGTAACAAGAGGATATGCTGGTACAACTCCTGAAGCTATTGCGATTGGCGATACTGTAACAGTAATGTACAATCAAGGAACAGAAGGCGCTGCAGCAAGAGCCGCTCGTAGCAAAGTACGTGTAAACAAATATAACTATACACAGATCTTTGACGACACAATTGATATCTCTGGTTCAACTGCTGAAGTTGATCAGTATGGTATTAAAATGATGTACGAATACGAAAAACAAAAGAAACTCGCTGAGCTTGCTCTTTCTCTTGAACAAGCTATTATCAACGGTGTTTCTTATGTTAGCGGTAACGTAAGAAATATGGCTGGAATCCGTAGTATTATTACTACTAATGTCACTGACGCAAGCGGCGTAGATATTAGTCTTGACATTCTTCAAGATTCAATTCAGGATATCTGGGAAAGAGGTGGCATGAAAGGTGATGCAGATCACAGAATTCTTGTTCCAGCTACTCAGAAAAGAAAAATTTCTCAGCTTTTTGATGATCAGCTTCTTATTAGTCAGATGGAAACAAAAAGAGGAACAAGAGTAAGCGGTATAGTAACTGACTTCGGTGAAGTTCCAGTTATGCTTATGAAAAACCTTAAAGCTGACGAAATCATCATTACTGATGTTAACAGACTGAAAGTTAAACCTCTTGGTTCAAGATCTTTCTTCCATAAATACCTTGGTGAAGTTGGTGACAACGAACATGGTATGCTTATTGGTGAATACACTCTTGAGTGTAAACAAGAAAAAGCTCACGCAAGAATTAAGAGCTTGAAAACTACATAGTAGTTATGGTAAAATTAACTTTAAGTTAGAGGTATATTATGAAGAAAATTTTTGTTTGCGAAAAACACCCTTCACTTGCTTTCTATGCAGGAAATAAAAAGCATAAGTTTGCTGATGGAAAATTTGTTACCGATGATATGTATCTTATCGGTAAACTTAATTCAATGGCTGACGTTGTTTGCAAAGGTGATTATGATCCTAGTGAAGAACCAAAACCAGAAGAAGACAATCTTGTTAAACTTATAAGATCAATTGCAAAAGAAGAAATTGCAGCTGCTCTTGGAGAAGACAATGAGGAAGTTGAAGAAGTTGAAGAAGTTGAGGAAGACGAATCTGAAGAAGACGAAGAAGTTGATTCAGAAGAAGATCCATTTGAAGAATAGTAAATGACTTATTTAGTTAGTAGGAGAAGTAAATGAACGGACGGCACCGAGAAAAATGGGCCAAAGTTATTACTTTTGGTGAAGATAAAGCGATGTTCAGATCAGCAGAAGAAGCTATTGCTTTTGCAGTAGAATCAAGTCCTTCTGCAACAAATAAAATCGCTGTAGTTTGTATGGACGCAGGAACTTATACACCAGCTTCTAGAACAGTAGCAGACCCTGTGGGTCTTGGTACAGATGATACTGGTAATTCAGTTACAGTACCTGCTCATGTAAAACTGTTTGCACCAAACTTAGTAATTAAAGGTCGTATTTACGTAGAAGAAAATTCTTTTGTAAACGTTTCAGAGATATCACCAGAAAACGCTGCAGGTAACGTTTACCAGAAAGCTTGTATAATTGCAGCTTCTGGGGATGCTACAAATCCAGCGATCGTATTTGCTGATAAGCTTTCTGGAACACCTTATATTGCTGGTGGAGCTTTAACAGCCGCTGCAGTATTGCAAGCGCACGTAACATCAAGATCAGGCGATCCTTTGCTTTATGATGATGCGGTAGTTCGTGAAAACGGATATCGTTTCTATATGTTTGAAAAAGCTGCAGGTTCTGACCTTTTTGATGCTGCTGCACTTACAGATAGTGCGAATATTTTTGAACAACCAGCTCATTCTGAGTTAATCGCTGCGAAGATGATTAATGAAACTCAGTTCGATACAATCACATCTATTTCAGTTACTCTTGGTAATGCTGGCGATAACGCAGGTATCTTAAATGATACTGTTGATTTGGTTGGCGACGCAGCAGGAACTGAATATGATAAAAGAGGTGCTTACCTAACAGCAGCTAACGAATCTACATATTTTGCAGACGCTGCAACTACTTGGGTAGCATACGCAACTGGTGTTGGTGCGAATCTCGACACAGTAGTTAATGGAAACTTACGTTTTCTTTTCAAGATAAAAGAAATTAGTATTTAAGGAGTTATGATGGATAATGTCAAAGGTATACCATATAGACTTGGTACGTACAATAAACACTCAGTTACTGGAGTAGAATCTGTTATTGACTTAGGTGAGTCGGTATGCCTTTGTCATAACTCCGGTGCTAATACAATTTACATTGGACCTGCAACGGGTGTTAGCTCCGATAACATGGAGTTAAAGTCTGATGAAAGGATATTTTTAGGTGGGATTATTTATGTTATTGGAGCAGGTGCTACAGAGCTAAAAGTACAGCAGCTTCTTACAGCATATATTTAATTAGGAGAGTTTTGATATGTTTAATATACTTATACCAGCTGGTGGTGGTGTTACTACTGTAGTACAGTCAAATCCTGCTTTATTGAATAACACAGAAGCTAACAGCGCGAACATTTTAGCGGCTGTAGATGCCTTAGCCGCTGCAATTTTTACGGACAGCAATGCTTTTACTGTTGCTGTAAGTAAACTTATGGCTATGGGATTTCTTGTAAATCCGACTGACGTACTTACAGCGGGTGAAATTGGTGCACCTGCGATGGATGAATATAGAGGTCTCATAAACGCTGTAACTGATAGGATTACTAAAGTTAACAGAGTTAGAGAAACTAACCCAAGGCAGTATAATTATACTCCTTATCCATCTATTATAGCTCTAACAACATCAAGCACAACAACAGAAGTATATATTGATATGCGGGGCAGAGATTCCTTGAATCTTCAGTTTATTCTTGGTGGTGGCTCAGCTACTCTTACCGTTGAAGGAACTATGCAGGATGATGGTACTGCAGATTCGAGCTGTACATACGATGATATTACACAAGCTGCATATGGTGTTGCAACGATTACGGCATCCAAGTCTTATGCTGATCCCGCTGGCTTTTTCGGGAAGTACAGGTATGTGAAAATTAAAGTTGTTCCTGTGTCAGCTACTGTTACAGTTCACGCAAACACACAAGTATTGTAGGAGATTAGTATGGGAAGAACTGATGTAAGTTTCCCTTACATTATTGTTGGAAAGAGTATTAGATACACTGATGGTGTATGGGACGATAGAACTTTTCCAGCTACACAAACTCCAAGATTCTTTGCAGATAAACCGGATTTTGATACAACCAATGTTGGTTATTTATTTCCACAAAATGATGAATCAGAAGTTCTGTACATTACTGATCAGATGTATCACAGGTATAAGCAAGGAAGTAA